TTGCCCACATGTCGGTGAATTGGCGCGAGGTCATATCCACCGAACCAGCGTTCCCGCTGATCGCTTTCTTGGCGATTTCATCCGACCCGTAGAATGGTCGCACCGCCTGCCATGCCGGCATGTCCGGGTTCTGGAAAAGCGCCTTCGACCCAGCAAGTCCCTGCTGATGCGCAAGATAGAGATCAGCCCCGGTGGCGTCGCGCCCAAGGACGGGCCTCAGCGCCTCTGCATTCTGCCTCGCCTCCATGAGAGACGCCGTCGTCGCCTGTTTGACGTCGAATGGATCGGCGAGACCGAACCGCCGCATGTCGGCGTATCCGAATTGCGCTATCCCGTAGTTCGATCCTGTTTTGTTCGAAGGGTCGCCGCCGCTCTCGATCTTGAACATCCGCCCGAGATAATCTGCGGGGCCTGTCGACACCCCGCGCGATGCCCCTCCTTGTCCCCCGACGAAATCAAGGACATTTCCATTCCCTCCCGCTCCCAGCGCTCCCCCGTTCAGTCCGAGTGACCCTATTCCGGCCCCCCCTATATTGACGACCCCCGCCTGCACATTCTGCGTTGCCACGGCAAGGTTTCGGGCGGCTGCATTCACACCGAATACGTCCTTAGCAACCCCTCCGAAGAATCCTCCGAAGAGGCCGCCACCCATTTTCCCTTGCGGCCCGAGAAGCATTTCGGTCAGGTTCCCGGCCCCGCGGTCGATCATCCTCTCCCCGATGCCGCGCACAATATCTTGCGGCTTCTTGCCCTTGGCGAGGTCGGAGATGAGCCCCTTGGTTTCGGATCGGAGGTCGTCCATCGCTGAGAGGGCCTTCTGCTGCCGATCCTTCAAGTCTTCAGCGGCTTTGGCCGCGATACCCATGGACTCGGCATAGCGGAGAACCCCCGCCGACAGTTCGGCCGTGATAGGCACCCCAGCCAAGAGATATTTGTTGAACATCTCTTGTGCGGTACTCGCCGCAACGACGCGATCGGTCGTCATACCGAATGTGGCCGCGTTGACCACCAGAAGACGGTTTTGCGCCTCCAATTCTCGGTTTGCGTTGGCGAGGGGTACCGAGATAGCCGCTTGTGCTGCGGCGGACAATTCGGCCGCGCGCGCCGCAGAATTAGATGCTAGCGCGTCTTTGTTCCCGGCGTTCATCTCGTTCTGCCGGCGGGTCCGGTTTTCTATTTCCGCGATCTGCCGCTGATAGGGGAGAATCCCGACAAGTCCGAGATTATCGTTCGCGGAGCGGAGCCGATCCTGCGCCTCCCGTTGGGCCTGCGCCATGACCAGCGCATAGTCGGATGACGCCTTTGCCCTGGCCTCAGGGCTGGCCGAGAACGGATCGATCCCACCGAGAGACTTTGAAGCCGCCAGCGACGCCCGCTCGAAATCTGATCTCGCCTTGACACCTTGCATGGCGAGATCGCTTTCGAGCCGGATCTTTTCCATCGCCGAGAGCGAGCCGTTGAGTTGGTCCCGCATCAGTCCCAGCGCTTCGCCGACACGCCCGGCGGCATCCCCCATGCGGGCGAGCATGGAAGGATCGTTCATCGCCTTTTCGATAGCTGCGATCTGGTCGGCGAGAGTGCGACGCTTATCCATCTCTGGGAGGACGCTGGAGATGTATCCCGCGACGACCTGACCTTGCTGATTCGCGGCCATGTCCGCGGCCTTGTCCGCCGTCGAAAAGGACCGGTAGCCCTGCCCCCGCGTGATCTCCCTCTCCTGCTGCCTCAACTCGTCTAGACGATCTTTCCGGGAGAATGCCCACCCCGAATAGGGGTTCCCATACTTCGCGATCATGCCCCGGATTTCTTGCAGGCCGGCATCTTCCGGGCTTGCCCCCGAAAGCCCGGCTTGCCTCGCCGTCCATTCCCCGAGTCTCCCCGTCGCGTCGGAAATAGCATTGCCGATCGCCGTCCATCCCTTGGCAACGTGCGTCGTCCGATCGGCCGCCGCGGCAAGGTCTCGGCTCATGGCGTCGAACAACATCCGCCGGGCCGAGATGATGTCGCCCTGGCGCTGGAACGAGGTAATGCTTTCCTTCGTCTTCTGATCGACAAACCCGAGCATGTCGCCGAGTTGCTGCGCCCCCTTCGTCGGATCGGCAAAGGCCGTGGCGAGCGTCTTCGATGCTGTATCGAGATCCGTCCCGGTGACGCGGGCGAACGCCTTGGTTTGAGCGATCAAGCCCTCATTGATGCCGCCGCCGATGCCCGCCCCAGCATATGCCGCTGCCGCCGCCCGACCTTCGGAGATGGAAAGCCCCCCGGCGGTCGCCCCCCGAGCCGCCAACGCGGAAAGCGACGACATCGTCTCGCCGGAACGACGACCCAAGCCATCTAGCGAATGTCCGAGCGACTCGACCTCGGAACGGAACCGGAAGAACCCGTACCCAACGGCGATGAGTGGTCCTAGAGCAGCGGTGACGCCGACAATAGTTGGGAGCCATGAGACAAAGATGCCACGCAACGCCGCGAACGTTCCTCCGACGCCATTCGGCCCCATGGAAAAGGCTTGCGCCAAGTCCGCGCCCTGCTGAAGCATGACTTGGGTAACGGGGGCACCGGAACCAAGCGAGCCGATGGCGTTGAATGCCCCTGACGACAGCATTGATCTCTGCGTGGAGTTCAGCGTATTAACGCCGGATTGCGCCGCCCCAAACCGCTTTGCCGCCTCGGCTGCTCTGTCATAGTTGGCTTGGAATGCCACCAACCCACGGGCAACGTCTTCGGGAGACCTAGACCCGCTATTGATAGCGAGCATCGCCGCCCGCTGCGCAGTTGCTAGTGTATGTTGCGCCTTTGCAAGCGCATCGGCTTGTCGCACGGCTCGATCAAACGTCGCCCCCGCCCGCTCGACTGATTTCGCGGTTTCGTCCGTTACCCTCGCCGAATTCGCCGCCGATGCGGAGACGCCATCATACGCCCCCTGCATCTTGCGCAATTCGGCCTCAGCGGCGGCCAATCCCTGCGTATTTGCCGTGATGGTCAGACGGCGGATCTGTTCCATCGTGACGGCCATTATTTATTCCTCGCTTTCTCGATTTCGCGTTCCAACCTATCGGCCTCGATCGCCAGATAGGCCCGGTCTAGGCCAGAGATGCGCGCCCATAGCCATTCGAAATGGTGAGGGTCTGCGTACCCATTCATCCTCGCCCACGCATCTACGGCCGTCCAAGGCAAAGGACGGATCATTCCGCTAGGCGCGATATGGCGTTCGCCCTGTAGATCCCAGAAGCACGCCCATACCGACATGAGGTATTCGCGGATCTCGGGCCGACGGGTCAGTGGTTCAGGTGTCTTCCCTGTTTCGGCTTCGATGCCGAGGTAGAAATTGAGATGTTGACCGCACTCGATTTCCCACTCGACGGCCGACTTCAGTTTCCCAAGTCGGCTTCCAGCGTCTCGACGCCATCCTTCTCGACGATGCTCGCGGCGTAGTAGACGAGGCCGACGAGCGCGGCATAGTCCGGGTCTGGCAAAAGGCCCTTGACCTGATCCACGGTCATGGGGGCATCGTCATCCCCGGTCATGCCTCGGATATCGATCAAGAGAGCGTCGCGCGCCACGACGGCCGACACCGAATCCTGATCTTCAGCGGAGAGCCCGGTTCGCTGCCGTGCTGCCGGGATGGCCGCCGTCGCCTTGGCGCGAGTATCGCGAGCGATATGGCTCCCGGTCCCGCGAACGCGAACAGCAACACCATCGAAGCCGGGGATGTCCTTCACCCATGCTCCGGCCTCTACCTTGGCGGCATCGATCTTGAGTTCGGAGATCTTCATTCGCTCGGCACCTCATTGATGGTCTCGGCTTCCACCTTGCCTTCGACAACGGAGAGACCTTTTTCGACATAGAGCATGGCGATGTCCCTGGTCAGGGCCGTAACCATCCCCCCAACTCGTTTCACGGAACGCCCGATCGAGACCGTCTCTCCGGCTTCGAACACGGCGCGTTCATCATCCGGGTACGCCTCGAAAGAAGTTGTGATCGTGATATCCATTTTACGCCACCGCCCTCGTAATCTTGGCCGTGCAAGCCGCAGTCGCGTCATACTCGGCTCGAACCGTGAGATTGAGCATCTGATCTTGGCGGAGATCATTTCTCTGCCGATCGATATTCATGAACCGACCCGCAGGTAGATCGAACTGATACTTCGACCCCGTCGCGAGGCCTGCCGTAAAGCTGATCGCCGCCGAACTATGAGACATGAAGGCCTGATAGAGTTCGATCGACGAGAAGTAAGCCGTCATATTGGCTTCGATCACGACCGGGGAGGACGTCGGTTCGAGGCTGTAGAGCGAGCCGAGTTTTTCGCGCGATCCAAGCCCATTCTTGATCGAAAGATCGAGCGACTTGATGACCGGCTGGTCGGTGATCCCCGAAAGCGAGATCGTGCCAACCGCGACACCGGACGTCATGACATCTGTCGTTGTCGCCGCAGTGTAAGTCGCTCCGGAAATCGCCGTTGATGCCGACGACTGCCCTATCCCGAACATCTTCACAGATCCTGTGATTTCCTTACGAGATTGGAAGGAAAGCGACATCTCGTCGGGGAAACATCCGTGATAGCGGACGAAGGTCGAAGTTCCGCTGGTATCGGCTTCCTCCAACGTGAACGCCTGTGCGGTCGCACCATCTTTCAGAACATTCGTCGACCACGACCCTCGCATGACCGCCGCCATGAAGAGATCGAATGTCCCATAGGAAAGTTCAAAGTCATAGGACGGAGAGACATCGATCCCAGTCAGGTAGTTTTTCCGGCCGGTTCGCGTCCCATCGAACTGTTCCGAGGTGAACGTCGATTTCTGGACTCCGCCCGATGGCTTCGTCACCCGCATGATCTGGAAAGTCGGGGTCGACGGCGTTGTCCCGAATGTGACTTCGGGAACAGCCGCAACACGAAGGGCATTATTTACGGCGAATGCCATGGTTCATTTCTCCTCGTTCATCCGAGAACATCGAAGTGATAACGAACGACCCATGCCATGCACCAATAGGAGCCTTCGTCGGCGGAATCGTCGATTGCCGGGGGAGACGCACCATAGGTGACGACACCCCCGAACGTAGTGGATCGGAAATGAGCCCGCATCGCATCCACCCTAGGACGCCAAACGGTTTCTCCCGATCCGATCGGGACCATGAGGACGAACCGAGCGCCCCCACTCTCACGATGGGTATTCGCCCCAGGCGATCCGATGGATACCGGCTCTTCCACTGAGGCCGGGAACTGCAGAACGATGAAAGCCGACCCATCCAAAGGAGCCGTCATCGTCGTGTTGGCAGGACCGAACGTCACCGCCCCCCAATCGGATGGATTCGCGGCGAGATACGCGGTCAACCGCGCCTCGAATGCGTCTCTGGCGTTGGGCATTTGACCTCAGCGGAAGGTGATGACGATGGCCGGCTGGCGGGAGAGCCAATCCATGCGATGCCGTGGCGTGGCATGGCCCTTGGACGACATCTTCGTTGTCGACGCCCATTCGGAGAGCATTCCACCCTTCACCGATCTTGCCGAGAACCGGATATTCGCCATGTTCCCGAACCGGGCTTTCGCTTCGACCGCAACGACGTGATAGATGCCTTCCGGTGCTTGGGCCGATAGCGGTGGGCGCTTCCCCGACATGCCTTCGAGCTTTCTCGCATACGGAACGGTGGTCGTGATCACCCACTCCGATGCTTCTAGGTTCGGGTCGGGCTCCACCAATTCACGCCCATCGGCCCAGATGACATGGGACTTCGCATATCGCCCCGTCAGCACCGGGGAGGCGAGGACGACCCGCTCATAGATCCAGTCTATGATATCGCCCTGCAACCCAGCGGCCCATTCCGCAACCACGATGCCATCGGGCTTTACCGTACTCAGCGGCTTGCCCAACGACCCATCCACGGCAACCGTATAATCCACATGCCGGCCCGCGATCCGATCGTTTTGGGTCGCGGCCTCTTGGATCTGTTCGGAAGCAAACGCAGCAAACGCAGCGGATCTCTCCTTGGGATCGAGAACAGGGGAGAGAAGGTATTCGATCGACCTATCGATGGGGTCGATACGGGTGGCGATGCGCCCCATCACGCCCCTCTGACCTGAGCCTCGACGGCGACGACGACGGTCCCGACCTTGCGGGGCACCGATGTCGCCTGCACCGTCAATGCGATGCTCGACCCACCATCATTCCAGACGAGCCGGTCTCCCTTGCGGAGAGGGATCGCAATCCCCCCGCCAGAAATATCGGTGGCGTAAAGGATGGCCTTACGATCACCGGCCACGATGCCGGAAACCATGTCGCGGGCTCGATAATCGATGATCCGGCAGCGAACCGAAGCAACCGTCGTTGCCCCCCGCGTCACCGTGCACCAATCCCGCAACCATCCCGCATAGTAGGAGCGGACAGAGTTCAAATCCATCTCAGATCACGACGCGCTTGTATGGACGGAGAAGAGACCGCGCATTCATCGGAAGCCCGGATGCATCGACCTTCGAGGATGTATCGAAGTACTCTTCTCGCATGACGCCTTCGATCCACGCGACCTTGATCGTTCCATCCCGCTGCATAGAATGAACCATTGTTCCTACAGCATAAGCACATGCGGTTGATACAACGGTAGGGATGATCGAATATCCTGCATCATAGGTGACGGTGATCCGGTTCCCGCTCCATGCCGACCGGTATTGGTCGTCCACGGGCCAGATCATCCCGGTTCCATATTCGATCTCGATCGCCGATGGGTCGAGTTCGACCCCATCTTCGGAGACCGTGACAGATCCATCGATGACCGGGGCCTTGCGGAGGATCAGTGGTCCGAGTGAATCATCCCGCTTGGTGACGACAAAACGGTCCTCGATCGTTTCTACGCCGAACCGGTAGCCGCACCATGCTTCGATCATTGCCGAGGCTTGCCCGATCAGAGCGGTAAGCCGCGCATCCGTATCTGTCCCTTCGATTCCGAGGAGAACCTTGAGATTGGAAAGCGTGATGAATGCCGGGGCCGATGCCGGAACAGTGACCGTCGATCCCGTCGCGATCATTGGGCACGGTCCTTGTTCGGCGGACGCCCTGGACGACGCTTGACCACCGGAGCATCATCGGTCCCGTCACCCGCGACCGCTCCCCCGATGAACGCAATGAACCCTTCGTCCGCGAGCCCATATGCCGATTCCTCGGGGATAGTATCGACCGTTCCCGCGACCACTTCGCGAGACGTGATGCCGTCATCGCTGACCCGGAATGACCGCAGGATCTGAACACTGATATTCATTTCGTCTGTCCTGAAACAAGCGGGTTCGGATGGGCGGAATGGTCGTAACGGGCCTCGATCTCATCGGCGGTCGGCAGATCCTTCGGCGTGAAGGCGAGCCGTCCATCCGGATCGGCGTCATCATGGATCACCGATACATCGAAGGCATCGTAGCCGTAGACGCGGTCTCCCATCGGCGAAATCGAATCGAGCAGCGATGTCGACCCAGGAATTCCGATCTCGATCCCCTTCGCCGCAGCCATGCCTAGATGGAACTCGACGCAGGCCCGCCCTTTCTCCGCATCATGCGCATTGGGGTAAGTGAAGTCGCAGCCGAACAGCGAGATCTTTTTGACCCCGAGGTGCACGGCGAGGGCCACGGCATACGCCGCCGTCGAATTGAAGTAAGCCCATCCGCACGACCGCACCACCGCATCGATGGGGTAGGGGACGAGGCTCGGATAGCCGTCTCGGATAACGGATGTATAGACCGGGACCATGCCCTCCCGGCGCAACCAATCCAGCATCCGCGCTATGTTCGATTTCGGCCGTTTCCCCGCCCGAATTTCTTGGACCGAGACGTCGTCCATATGGAACACCCGGTCGCATTGGACCACGGCTCCAACCGCGTTTATCCCCCACACCTCATCGGCAAAGGCATATCGATCGCCCATGCGTTTCGCGATCTCGATATAGGAACCGAGGCTGGGGCCGAGCCCAAGAATGACGACATGGTTCGGAACGTGTTCGGGTACTCGCATATATCCTCCGATGTTGACGGGGCGCCGAGGGAGGGCGGCGCCCCGCCGTCTTCAGTCACGACGCAGGACGGGACGCCGGCTGAAGAACCGCATTGATCGAAACCGGGGTGCCGGCCGTGGTCGTCGACTTGACGCCGCACTGCACATACCGCTTCGCACCCTTGTACCCGACCGTCTTGACGACGTTCTTCGATGCACCAGACGTCCGCGACGCCGCCGCCGCGAGACCCGCCGCCGCCTCGGTGCCGATCAGATCGATATCGGCAGCGGACGTCATGGCCCCGGTGGCGTCGCCTTCCTTCACGGTTACGGTGAAGGCCGCCGCAGTCGCGGTGACGGAACCGTAGTTGACGGAGAACATGACGGGGCCGAGATAGCCGGATCGATCGATGATCTTGCCGACCTGCCCGGTTCCGGTGGTTCCAATCGCGACCGGGGCGACGACAGTCGCCACCTTCAGCCCATTCTTGGGATCGAACATTTTACCTAATCCTCGGTTATTTCAGTGGAGACCCGGCGGGGGAAAGCGGACCTCCCCCGCCATTTGACCTAGGATCAGGTCGAGCACTTGAGCTTGGAGATAGCCTCGGCGAGCGTCACCTTGCCGCCGAGACGGCGACGGAAGATGAACCGGACATTGCCGGCGGTGGCCTGCGTATACGGATCGCGAAGCATCTCCATAGAGATGCGGTCGACGAGCGTATAGGCCCGGCGCCAATCACCATAGGCGATCGGGTAGGCGTTCGCGGCCTCGGACGGCATATCCGGAACCTCGACATAGGGGTCTCCGTCGAGGGTATTCGGGCGGCCGAACTGGATGCCCGGCATCCAAATATACTGACCGTAGCTGTCCTTCAGTTTCCGAACCGAACCGAGGGTAGTGCGGTTGAGGAGGAAGGTCGCGTTCCGGGCATAGGCCGTCTTCACGCTGTGCTTCAGCGTCAGGATGCCGTCGCCGGTAACGGCCGTAGCCGAACCAGAATTGACCGAACCGACGCCCGCATTGGTCATGAAGCCTTCCGGCTTGCCGACGCCACTGCCGGTAACGATCGCGGTGCCTTCTGCCAGCTCGAACTGTTCGACCGCCTCGCCGCGAATCTCCGCTTCCATATCGAAGGCGGAGTCTTCGAGCATCTGGTTCGAGATATCCACGAGCGCATACATCTCGTGTGCCTGGATCTCTTCGAGACCATAGGTCAACCCGGTCGTCTCCGACTTGGTTCCCTGCTCCGACGTCCACTGCGCCGCGAACTGTCCGGTACGCTTCGGAAGCTCGATCGACTTGTTCGCCGACGACCGCACGCGGACGAGCGGTCGCATCGGCGACATCTCGGTCACGCCCTTGATGATCTCGGCGACGAACGCAGTCGGGGCGAGATAGCCACCAGCGGTATCGGTTCCGACATTCAGCGCCTTGTATTCGGCCTGCACCTCGGAAAGCGCCTTCTGCTGGTCGGCCGAGAGGTTCGGAACGCCGAGTGTGAACGCACCGTGAACGGCACGGCCCCAGGCATTGACCTTGGACTTCAGTTCGACCTTGGCATCACGGCCACCCCCACCGATCCGACCAGCCTTCTTTTCGATCTCGGCGATGATCGCGGCGAGTTCGTCGGACTTCTCCTCCGCCGCCTTGGCGCGAGCATCGGCGGCGGCGATCTTCTGACCGTACCCCTCGAACTTGTCGAGTTCGGAGTTGATACGATTGACCTTCTCTTCGAGAAGGGTATCGGCGGCGCCGCGCTTCTCGATTTCCTTGAGACGGGCGTCGTTGGCGGACTTGAATTCGCCATAGGACGCCATCAGGCCGTCAACGGCCTTCTTGATGTCGCCGATCTGCGAATCGTCCTTCTGCTCACGCAACGGGGAACCATTGCCGTATTCCGGAGCAGCCCACGGCTTGCGGGAATCTCGGAGTTTAGCCATTTCCATGCCTCATATGGGTATGACGGCGCTTTCACGCCTCGGTGCGGAACGCCTTCGCAGCATCCTTGATGGACGCCAGAAGGTCATTGAGCCCGCCGACCTCATCCCGAGGCACACGGCTGGACTTGAACCCGAACTCAGCGATCTGCCGAGCCCTGGTATGCGAGAAGCCTCCCTCATCCCGAAGGAACTCCTCAAATTCTCGAATGGTCATCTCTGAGGACTTCACCCCGTCTACCCGCGCGTCTCTATTGGCGGGGATCGTAACGAGGGACACCTCGAAGAGATCGACCTCAGTCAGCGTTCTGACTTCCGTCTCATAGTTCCACGAACGCTCGATCGTCTGGAACCCAATCGAAACCCCTTTGCCTGTTCCGGCCTTCAGATGCTCATACGCCTTCTGGCCGTCATCGACCGAGAGGAGAAGTTGCCCGGTACATTTCAGCCCCTTCTCATCTTCTTCCATCCCGGTCCACAACCCGATGGGCTCGCATTGATCATGCTGCCAGAGCATCGCGGGCATCTCGCCGCGGGACTTCCATGCCGCTAGGCTTTTCGTGAAAGCACCGGGAGAGACGATGTCTCCATAGGAATCCTTCACACCGAATACCGACCCGTATCCAGTGACCTGTCCGGGCGTATCCGACGAGAATTTCAATTCGAGCCCAACGGTTCCGAGCGTCTTCGCCTCGGAACGACGAGCCGACTTCGTTTCGAGCATATTCATTCTGCGGGAACCTCTTCTTCCTGCCGGACCTGATCCAATACATCGGCGATCATCGCCAATGCATCCGTCAATCGCCGTTCGTTGGCCGCCGATATCACGCGCCCGACCTTGTGTTCCAAGAACGCCGCGAACGATTTCTTCGTCGGATCGGACGTCGGCTTCAATGCCAGATCCACCGACGCTCCCATGGCATTCGCCGGCGTCAGTGGATCGTCGAGGCCGGAGAGCGGGTTGAAGCCTTCCATGACGCGGGCATCGTTCCGGGTGATGATCCCGAGAGATACACAGGTCTGGTAGAATGCACGGCGGGCTTCGGGGTCGCCTCGGAGAAGCGACATCAGGTCGATATCGAATTCGTAGCCTTGTGCACGCTCCTGATCCGTCAGCAGGTCTCGCCAACACGCTTGTTCGAACCGTTCCGCCCATGGAACCAACGACACATTGACGTGGGCCTGTAGGAATGCCGAGACCGACGCGAAGGTCGACGACTTATCCGAATGGCCGACCATGACGGGGAAGATACCGAACTCTCGGCAGACTTCCTCGATCTGGAATTTGCGGGTTTCCAGATGCTCGGCATCGACGCCCTTCATGGAAAGCGGTTCGAACTTCAATCCGCCTTGTAGCAGAGCCGTCTTCATGACGTTGCTCAGCCCAGCATATGAAGCGTTCCATTCTTCCTTGATGCGCTTGATCGTATCTTCGTCGAGATCGACGTCGGCCGGCGTGGTCAGGAAGCCCCCGATCCGGGCACCATTCGAATGCAGCCTCGAATGCGTCTCTTCCGCGGCTAGAGCGAGGCCAATCGCCTCCCGCGCCAATGCCAGCGTTTCGAGCCCCCGGTATGAATTCCATGACATCCCGCGAAGATGCAGAACATCGGACCTGTCGAGATAGGCGTATCGCCCATCGATGAATGAGACACGGTACTTGACCGTATAGTCGTCGAGTTGCTCGATCGAATATGACCCCGGCATGAGCGGGATCAATTCTCGAACCGGCCCATTTTTCCTCACCCCGCGATTGATGAATGCAACGCCATTGCCAGTCAGAATGGCATGAAGCATTATCGTTTCGCGGAACTCGAAAGAGGTCTGCCAATCGTTTGGGCGGTCGAGAACCCGTGCGAGAGGATGATCGGTCACGACCGCCCGCGCCCTCGGGTCGGACTTGGATCTCGTGTAAAGCCGAAACGCCGGTTGCGCGATCCCCTGCGATAGAACGCGGGTCGCATGAAGAGCCGTACTACAGCGCAACGCCGAATCTACCCCGACCGAAGTTCCCGCCTTGGATAAGGGCGAGAACGCATCGAGCCATCGATCCGAGAACTGCACCGCCTTCTTTTCTGTACCACCGCCAAGGA